CGCCTGGGACAGGACCTCCCCGGTTTCCTTGTCGTGCCACCAGCCCTTGTAGTAGCTGGCCGAGTGGCTGGCGAGGACGGCCATCTGGAGTCCGAGGTGCATCTTTTCGGTCATCTGGAACTGGTCATCGCAGCAGGCCGGGCCAGTCACCACCGGGTCAAAGCCCCATTGCCGGGCCTCCGCGTCGAACTCCGCGATCCCGCCGTACTCACCCGGCACGAGGCGCGGCATGGGCGCGGCTTCGCTCGGCGCGGCGTCCTCGTTGGCCGGGTAAGCCTCCATTCCGCAGAGGCAAGGCCCGTCGTTGCCCGGGCCGCCGTCACATACTTCGCAAGTTCGGTCATCTTTGTCGGGGGCCTCGTAGGGGCGGCGCTCCTCCAGGTCGTGCCGCGCGGGCTGCTCGTAGGGGCGGCGCTCCTCCACCCTGGGCAATTCGTAGAACTTGCGCTCTTGGTCAGGCTCGGACATCTCGTTTTCCTCTTTTCTGATCGTTTTAACTTTTTGGTTGACATTGCGGGCGAGCAGATAGTCCCGCCGCCCGGGTTGATTCTCAGCCGGTGGGTCGGAGGTGCGGCCACTCGGCGTAGATCGCCTCGTTGATCTTATCGACCTTGGCCTTGCGCGCCGCGCCGATCTTTCCGGCGATCACCGCCCCCGGCGTCGTGTGGCGCGCCTTGGACAGCCTGCCCTGCGTCTGGGGGTAGACCCAGAAGCGCAGCCGCCAATCCGGCTCCTCGCCCGGCTGCCGCTCGGCGCGGTAGTCGTCCCCCGGGTGGTCGCTGCCGGGCGCGGATCGGGCGTATCCGAACTCCACGATCTCCTCGTCGCCCTCGTAATAGAGGCCGAGGGTCAGGACGGAGTCCTCGCCCAACTCGACCTTGATGGTCCGCATGTCTCTCATGTCCTCACCTCGTTGATCTCCGCGATCCGATCCTCGATCCCTTCCAGGCGCTCGGGCCAGTCGTCGGGCCGGTAGCCCGCGAGGTAGGCCGCGTAGAGACGGGCCACCCGGGCGGGCGCGGCGCGGTAGGTTTTCTTTGCAGGGTCTCGCTCCCAGCGGTATACGCTCGACACGTCCACCTCCAAGAGGTCGGCAGCCTCGGCTGGCGAAAGGCGCAGCGTCTCGCGGGCCTCCCTCAGTTCCTCGTTTGTCATAGCATGTCGCCTCTTGTCGTCCCGTGTCTTAGGGTGACACTTAGGGGCATTTGCCCCAATGGTCAACACTTTTTCTCGTTTCGGGTGAAATAACTTTTAAGGTTGGATATTCCTCTTTCGGTTGACAGTCGGTGAATCGGTCGTCTAGGAAGAGGACCACGGGGCAGCCCAGAGCAGACAGCCGGAGGAACCAAGAATGACCAAGCCAACAACGATCCCTTCCCGTCGAATCCTCTCTCCCGAGGAGCGCACCCAGATCGAGGAGGTGATCGCGGCCCGGCTGTCTGCACGGCACAAAATCCAGGACATCGCGGATGAAGTCGGCCTGCGCAACCGACGTGTCCGGGAGATGATCCGGGCGAATCCCGAACTCCGCAAGCTGTGGGTTTCCCTCGCGAAGGGCGTCCCGAAGATCGGGCCAATCGGCAGCATGAGGGAGGCCCTTCGGGCGCAGAGCAAAGAGTTCCAAGAGTGGATCGGGTCCAGCAAGCCGGAGGGCGTATCCGTCTCCGATTTCCTCGTCTCGATTGCCTACGACGCCTTCGAGGACGAGCAGGACCGCGTTTCTGCGGACTGAGTTTCACCCAAAAGAGGAAGAACACATGGAAAAGATCACGGAGAACGAGCCGATGCTGTCGCTGCCGAAAGGCGCTGTCGGCAAACGCCTCAAGCGGCTCTTCAAGCCGACCCGCAAAGCCCAGGTCGGGGTCGGGGCGATCAAGCTGCCGCTGCGGCTCGGCAAGGACGACGGCAGCCAGCAGGCCGCCCTCCAGCGCGCCCTGCACCACATGGCGATGCAGCAGGCGGCAGGCGTGAATCACCTCGGCCACCCCCGGGGCTTCCGCATCGCGCCCACCAGCCGCAAGAACCCCGAGTTCCACCGCAAACGCCCCGCCACCCGCGTCGAGGCCCTGACCAAGAGGGCGTTCGCATGACCGAGGTAATCGTCCACGGACCCCAAGGCTGCGGTAAGACCCGCAACGCCGAAGTCCTCCGCAAGACTTTCGGATGCACCTTCATCGAGGACGACTGGCACCCGCTCCGAACGATCTACGACGACACGCTCCACCTGACCAGCCACCCCGACGTGCATAGCACCGGAATCCCGGCAGGCGTCGAGGTCTACACTTTCGAGCAGGCGATGCAGAAGTTCGAGGGCGCGATGCAGGAAGCGGGGGCGTCGGCATGAGCGACTCTGAGGACCTGCTGGGCGAAGCCCCCGGCCCCGGCCACAACTCCGGCGATGCAACCTACCGGGTGACGGCCAACGAACTCCGCCAGTTCATCGAGCGCATCGAGCGCCTGGAGGCAGAGAAGAAGGACATCGCGGAACAGACCAAAGAGGTGTTCGCAGAGGCCAAGGCGCGTGGGTACGAGGTCAAGGCCATGCGCAAGATCATTGCCGAGCGCAAGCGCGACAAGGACGACCTCTCCGAAGAGGAAGCCGTGTTGCAGATGTACCGCGAAGCGTTGGGCATGTGATGGCGGATACCGCAGTTCAGCCTGTCGATCTGCCCGACATCTCGCGCGCCCTTGCCTCGATTGAGGAGATGGAGCGGGATGCCCGCGACACGGTTTGCCGTGACGGGTTCGGCGCGACCATGAGCGGGCGGTACTACCACGAGCAGATGACCGTGGAGGACCGCGCCGCTCTGCGCCGCCTAGCCCTGCGCACCCAATTCCGTCGCATCGACCTCCAAGTCCGGCGGTGCGCCTCTCTGGGGGTCCACCTCGCAGGCTATGACGACATCGACGCATGGGTTGAGAGCAAGCTGGAGATGCTGCCAGCCGATGCCCGGGAGGCAGGGGAGTGAACCCGCTCGCCTTTGCACAGCTTTACGCGGCGATCTGGATGGGGGCCTGCCTGGCCCCCATCACCAGCCAATCCCCCACAATCCGACGCGCCCTCTTTGGGCAGAAAGGAATCCATGCTGACGATTGAGATCAGAATGGACGGACGCCTCATTGCCGGGGCGAAGGTCAAGCCGGGCCGCACATGCAGCGGCGAGGGCAGCTACGAGGTGGAGGCCGTCGAGACAGAGGCCCCCTTCTACGGCCTCGAAAAGCCGTTCCATTCCAAATTCGCGATCCGATACCACGACCGCTTTCAGAGCGTGTTTGCCCTCGTGGAGAAGGTCGCCCGGCGCGCCAAGGAGCGCCAGCAGGGAGAACAGAACTGATGCAGACCCCGGAGGAAATCCGCCGCCACGCCGAAGCGTTCACGATCTGGAGGGAGGGCCGTTCGGTCGCCTGGGAGTGTACCGCCGAGGAACTTTCCGCCGCCACCAAGCTAGACGCTGACGACGTTCGCGCGATCTGCGCGGCGCGGCGCTGGCCCATCCAAGAGGATGCCGATGATGCCCCACTCACCCTTGCCCACTAAGAACCTCGGAGACGCCGACGCCTGGCCGTTCGAGGACGGAGCCGACGAGATCGTGATCCGGGTCAGCCGGTACAAGGACGACCTCAAAACCCCAGCCTCCTTCCAAGCCATCGTGCGCGGCCAGGACCGGACGAAACTCTGGGGCGTGGGCGTCCGCGCCAACCCGGTCGCCGCGATCCAAGCCGCCATCGAGTCCTTCTTCCGCCCGAGCGGCGGCCCGAGCCAAGCCGAGATCACCGCCGAGGAGCAGGCGATCCGGCGGGACCGCCCGCGCGGCCCCGAAGCTGACCTAGACCTGGAGGACCTTCTGTCGTGACCATCGTATTCAAGGGCCGCGTGGTCCTCTTCAACGAGCCGTGCCGCGCCGACGCGGAGTTCTTCCACCAGATGCAGGCCGCCCGGGCGAAGTGGGAGGCCGAGGGGCGGCCCCGGTCGGGGTACTGACCGTGCCTTGGCGGTTCGAGGACATCAAGATCATCACCAACGCCGGGCCGCTGCCTGTCCGGGCGCGGGTCATCGAGGCCACCATTGCCGACGGCTCGACGCTGCCGGTGGGGGTGTTCCGCCGCAAGCTGGAGTGGTCGTTCACCGATCTTGAGTCAGGCGGCAAGATCATGGGCGTCCCGGATTACGACCAGGCCGTCGCAATCGCCAAGTTCCAGGAGGAGATGGAGGCGATCACACCGGAACAAGTCCGCGCGGCCAGGGAGAGGCTGCGCAATGAGATGGGGAGCATCGAAGATGCTTGACCGCGAACAGATCGAGAATTGGGAGATTGACCATGGGGAAACTCAGCCAGGCCCACCGCGAGGCCGTGAAACAGTTCGAGGCCGCCGGGCTGCCGGTGAAGGTCGAGTTCAACAAGAAGCATGTCCACTTCATGCTCGGGCGCGACTGCGTGTTCGCCCTGTCCCTGGGCGGCAAGCAGAACCGCCGGAGTGATGCCAACCTGCGGCGGACAATACGCGGCCTGAAAGAGGGCCGCATGAAGGGGCATGACAAAAGGTTCAACCGAGATTAAACTATTCACCTTTTGGTGTATGATTGCCGTGAGGAGCGTTCTGCGAGGAGCGCATACATGAGCGAAGATTCCGCCCGCGTACTGACCGAGTTCGACCGTCAGTGCATCCAGGCTTACCAGACCTACCAAGCGGTCGGGGCCTACGACGAGGCGAAGGCCGCGAAGCTGCTGGGGATCAACCGGCGGACGATGACGAACCGGCTCCTCAAATACTTCCTCCGCGATCTCGGGTCCATCCTCCCGGGCGGCGTCCCCCACGGGCAGGAACTCAAGGCCCTGACGCGGCAGTACGATCAACACGGTAGGCTCAAGGCCACCAGCGTCAAGACGGGCCGCGCCACTTCCGACGATCCGTTCGAGGTCCCCGACGGCCACCGGGTCAAAGGGGAATCCGCGCTTGTCGATGCCGACGGCAACGTACTCCAGAAGTGGGTCAAGACGGCGGAGGGCGAGCGATCCGACGAGGTGATCCACGAGGCCGCTCAGAGGGCCGCTGAGACCTACGCAGGCCCCGCCGCGCCCCTCTACCCCCCGGTGGGCGGAGCCAGCGCCCTAGACCCCTCCCTGCTCAACCTCCATCTCCTTCCCGACCTCCACATCGGCCTCCACACGAGCAAGGTCCGCGCCGAGTTGGACTGGAGCCTTGGGGCGGCGGTCAGCACCTACAAGCGCCTCTTCCGGTCCCTGGTCGAGCGGTCGCCCCGGGCCGAGACCGGCGTGATCCTGGGCGGCGGCGATCTCCTCCACTTTGACGACTCGATGAAAAAGACGCGCGGCCACGGCCACAGCCTCGACGGCGCGGAGGACTACTCGACGGTGCTGGCCGAGGCGGAACTGCTCATGGTCTACCACGTCGAACTGGCGCTCCAGAAGTACAAGCGGGTCGTCGTCCGCATCCTGGAGGGGAATCACGACCCGGACAGCGCCATCGCGATTGCCCATTTCCTGCGGGCCTGGTTCCGAAATGAGCCTCGCGTGACGGTTGACATTGACCCGTCGGTATTCTGGTTCTACGAATTTGGCGTCACCATGCTCGCCGCGACCCACGGCCACGAGACGAAGATCAACGACATGCCCGGCGTCATGGCTGCCGACCGGGCCGAGATGTGGGGACGTACCAAGGTTCGGTACGCCCATGGGTTTCACATCCACCACCTCACCAAGTCCGCCGGGGAAGAGGGCGGCGCTCGTTGGCAGACCCACGAGACTCCGGTTCCCCGCGACGACTACCACCAGCAGAAGGCTTACCGCTCCGGGCGCAGCCTTTCGGTGGAGACGTACAGCGCGGAGAACGGTTGGAAAGGGGCTACGGTGGAGACGTTGATCTGATCCGATTCAAGTCAATCGAAAATAATCCGAGGTTGTAGGAATTTTTGGTTGAATTTGAATCCAGAAGGTGAAATTAACGGGTAGAGCCAACGAAGCGGAGCGGGGGAAAGTTTCACAGATGGATGAAAAAAGTTCACGTCTGATCTGCGGAGACGCCATCGCCGCCCTTCAATCCCTGCCCGCCGGGTCGGTTGACGCAGCGGTATTCGATCCCCCCTACCCCACGATCTCCGGCGGCTCGAACGCCGACCGGAAAGGGCCGCACCAGCGCCCGCGCGGAATCCTCACAAAGAACGACGGCAAGATTTTCGAGCATAACTCGATCCGGCCCGCCGCCTACCTGCCGGAGGTCCACCGCGTCCTCCGCGACGACGCCCATGTCTACCTGATGACCAACGTGCTGAATCTGGTCGAGAAGGACATCCTGGGCGATCTCGCCCGCGCCGGGTTCCGCGTCCATAACCTGCTTTTCTGGCGGAAGAACAACGCGACCCCGAACCGCTGGTACATGAAGGATACCGAGTTGACGCTCTTCGCCCGGAAGGGGCGGGCCTTCTCGATCAACAACCGGGGCACACGCTCCACGATCAGCGTAGAGCCGCACCCACTGGACGATCCGGCGCTCTGGCTGGACGACGACTCGATGGGCTACCACGCCACGCCGCTCGCGGAAGAGTTCGGCTGGCCGCTCGATTGGGACAACGTGAGCAGTCCCAAGAGCCACCCGACCGAGAAGCCGGTCAATCTCATGCTGACCTACATCGAGAACTCGACGCAGCCCGGCGAGATCGTCCTGGACCCCTTCATGGGGACGGGCGCGACCGGCGTGGCGGCCCGGGAGTCCGGGCGCGGCTTCATCGGGATCGAGTTGGCCGCGAACTACGCCGAGTGCGCCGCCCGGCGCATCGGAACCACCTTGGAGACGGCAGAGCAGCCCAGCGCGGAGGACGCCAGCGCGGAGGACGCCAGCCTGGCGGACCTGCTGGGGCCGTGCCCGAGCGACGACATTGAGGCGCTGCTGGCCTGACCGGGCGGCAGACTGAATACAGGAGCGACACATGCAGACGAACACCAACCTCGCCTTGCGGCCCGAGCGGGCCTGGACCGGCAGCCGCATGATCGACGTGCTGAATCCCGATCCCGAGGACATCATTCTCCGGGACATCACGGTCGGCCTTTCGCGCGAGCCGCGCTACGGCGGGGCCGCCACGCTGATCCCCTGGACGGTGGGCCAGCACACCCTTTTCATGGACGACACGGCGGAAACGGACGGCGTGACCTCGCGGGAAATCCGCCTGATGATCCTGCTGCACGACGCCCCGGAGTACATGATGCGCGACATGATCGCGCCGATGAAACGCCACCTCCCCGAGTACAAGGCTCTGGAAAAGGTCTGGTGGCGCGCCGTGGCCCAGAAGTTCGGGCTGCCCGAGACGCTGCCCGGCGTGGTCAAGTTCTACGACATGACCGCCGCCGCGAGCGAGAAGGCCCAGCTTATCGCGCCCGAGGCCGGTGAGTGGCCGAACCTTCCGATGCCCCGCCGGATCACGGCGCGCCAAATGGCCGCCACTCCGCTTGAGGTTGAAGCGGAACTTCGCCGCAGGATCGAGTCCCTGCTGCTCTGAGCGTTCTCGCGCCAGTTTGTAACCAGTGCGCCTTTACAACCCCCTAGAACACCAGCATTGAGGCGGCCCTAGCGCGATTCATTCCCGCGTCAAGGCTGCGATATACCCGGAGAACCGAATAATGCCCGACCTGAGAACCGCACTTCTTCGCCTGCCCTTCGTGTCCGAGAAGGCCGACGGCACATTGAACCTCTGGGACGTGACGCCGACCGGCAACCGCGCTCGCGACATCGAGCAGGGCCGCATGTTCACAGCCTGGATGCTGCACTTGATGCGGGAGTACGACGCGGCCCACATGCTGTTCCACTTCTGCGAGGCCGTGCGCCGGGCGGAGGCGCGGCCCGGGCACGAGGACGTGCTGGCCGGGACCGCCTTTGAACTCGGGGACATCCTCCAGCATTGCAACTGCGGCCACCCTCTGCTGCGCCTGACGGTCGGGTACACCTTCTCGGGCGATCTGCGGGAGGCGGCGCTGCGGCTGCCGTTCGTTGTCGAGCGCGCGGACGGCTCCCTGGACTTCGGCGCTGGCAGCCGCGCGGGGGTCTACGAGAATGTGCAGAGCCGGGGCCGGTTCCACGGGTCGCTCTTCTGCAAGATGCTCCGCGACACGGGCCACCCCAGCATCGTCGCCGTGATGGTCGCCAGCCGGGACCCCGAGCGAGTTTCCGGCCCCTACGAGATCGGGTTTATGACGGCCATCGCGGAGATCGCCATGTCCTGCTCCGAGGCCGCTACAGTCCATCAGCGCGCCGTGCGGGAACTCTACGTCGCGAGCAAGCGCGCGAGCCGGGCCGCCGCGTGAGCGATCAGGCCCGCTTCTTGATGTCGATCTTGAGTTGGAAGGTTTCGCGGGTGACGGTCTTACCCTCTCCCGCGAACGGGCACTCCGCGTAGATCGTCAGAACGATCAGGCCCACCGGGCCGACCGGGATGAAGTTCGGGATCGCCACCACGGTCTCGATGGTCTCGAACTCCGTAGTAAGCTGGATCAGCGGCGTGTCGTCCGCGAACTGGATGGGGAACTCCCGTCCGTCGGCCAGGATCAGACGAGGCCGCGCGATGTCCAGGACGCAGCCCGCGCCAAGCTGAGTCCGGCGGCCCCGGAAGAAGGCGCTGCACCGTTTCTGGCCGGGGTAGCAGCCGCCCACCGCGTCGGTGAGCCTCTGGCTGTGCAGCGGTGCCCACTCCACGATCTCCGCGTTCTCGACTCGCATGGTCTCCAGCGCGTCGGTGATCTGGTTAAGCTGGCGCAGCGTGAGGGCCTGCCCGGCGCGGACCTCGGACAACTCGGCCTCTATCCGGTCGTGGTACTCTGGCAGCCCGTCGAGGGCGCGGGCGACCTCCGGGTCGTTGAGGGCCGTCATGGAGACGGTCAGGGCCACCAGGCCGCCCTTGGCGAGCCACCAGATCGCGCCCGCCGTGATAGAGGCGAAGCCCCCCGCCAGCGCGGCGAGGCCCTTGTGCTCATTCAGCCATTGGGTGAAGGTCTGCCCGTCCGTCACTTACGGCGCTCCAGGATCGTGCCAACCACGATCACAGGGATCAGCCACTCGGCCATCTCGAACAGATGGGGCGGGATGTTGTCGATCACGAAAGCCGTGCCGATGTTCTTGTTGAGGATCGAGACCGCGAACACGGCGGCCCACCATAGGCCGAAGGGGATCACGATCAGGTATTGCCCGATCATCATAGGCGAGAAGAGCCGCGAGGAAGAGGGGGCCTGGAGATCGCGGATCGCCTTTAGCTGGACGATCTCGCGCTCGATCTCCGCTTTCTCCACCTCGGACTCCGCGTCCCGCAGGGCGGCCAGGCGCTCCGCGATCCGCTCCGCTGTGTCAGCGAGGCCGCCGCCGGACAGCCCTCGACCGAGGACCGTCCAGACCAGACTGATGACCGTGCCGAACCCCACCTCAGAACTCGAAATCCGAGATCATCTTGATCGCGGTCTTTGCCTTGCTGTAGGCGAACCAGACCAGGGCGGACGCGCCGACGATCAGGCCGGTCGCCATCTCGATCACCGCCGGGTCATTGACCATCGCGTTCGAGACGGACGGCGGCAGCCAGCCGCCAGATGCAAGTTTGGTCCCGACCACCAGCAGCGCGTAGCGGGCCAGGGTCGGGGCGTAGGGGCCGATCTTCTTCATGTCACTCTCCGGTGTTTTTGACGAGGTTCCGGCGGCCCCGGTAGATCAGGAAGCCGCCGAGCAGGACGCCCGAGACGACCGCGCCGACCAATGCGGGGGGTTGGCCCTCCAGAGCGCCGCCGACGGCCCCCAGCAGGCCCGTCACGACCGCCACGACGCCGCCCCAAGAGGTCTGGTCGTTGGCCTTGGGCAGGGTCGGAGTCTCGACCTCCGGGACCTCCACGGGGGCCGCCTCTAGGGCCGCCTCAATCGCGTCCAGGAACTCGTCGTGGTAGCCCGCGATCAGGAACGCCTTGTCCGTGCCGTTGATGATCCGGCGCGCCCCGGTCGGGTCGTCGGTCGTGTCGTTGAAATAGTCCTCTAGCGCCTTGCCGGTGAAATCGCCGTCCTTGGACGCGCCGTTCAACATGCCCTCGATCATCACCAGCTTGGAGACCTTGGAGTCGAGCATCATGTCGGGCTTCTCGTCCAGCGGCAGGCCGAGGATGCGACCCAGGCGGACGTAGTTGTTGTACCAGGTCAGTTGGACATCGCCCCGGCCATAATAGACGTGCTGGTAGGGGCCTTGCGGCCAGCAGTACCAACTTGCGCCCTTGTGCCCGTAGTTGCGCTGGACGTAGGCCCGGGCGGCCTTGTCGGAGGACTTGAAGCCCTCGCGCACCGGCTGCATCTTCGCGCCGGTCTCGTGGAAGTTGGTGGCGAAAGTGTAGGCGAGATGTCGCGGATCGTCGGTCCCGATCTTTTCCCAGGCGTCGAGGAGATCGTTCATCCCCTCGACCTGGCTGCTAGTGAGCCTGCCGGGGAAGGGACCCCGGCGGACTTCGGCGTAGAACACCTTGCGGTTCAGCTTCAACATTCCGGGGCCTCCAAAGGGGAATCACCTATTGGATCAACTTTAACCCAATAGGTGATTCCGGTCTAGGAGGGGTCCGGGATTAGGC